TGTAGATCATACAACACTATCCAACACTGATATTGCTTGTCTTCTGCACACCAACCAATAGCACCATAACATCCTGGCTCTACTTGTATTGTTTGACGGCTACCAGTTCTTGCGCCAACACGTTCGTGAAACTTACCCTGTTGTGGAGTAACTCCTAGGGTGTGTTTGATGTGCTTTCTCAATCCAACAAACACTTCTCTTGCTTCTTCTTTTGCGTCTGCTGTGTAGCGTAGGAAATTGGTTAGGTTGCTTCTTGGTTGTAGAGGGGCAATAAACTCAGCATTGGTATCATCGTCTAGGTTCAATCTTATTTTGAGTTTGCGTGAGCCTGAATCATTGTTAAACAATTGGATGATCGCACGTTTGACATTGTGTGTGCCCAGGGGTGCCTCCTCGCCTTCCATAACCACTTCTCTTTCTCTTGGCTCAGGACTGCCTTGAGCAAGTACAGTATCTTTGCAGAGAGGCGTAGCCTCTGAGGACGAAGTCCTGTCAAAAGAGACCAAAGACGAAGTAGTCGTAATGTGTTCTTCTTTGTTATTTCTTTGTTCTTCTTTGTTATAATACTCTACGCCATTTTGATTATCTAACATCGCACATCTCCTTGACGTTGTGTGCTTGTTGTCTATTCAACCATTGAATGTGTGCTTGATGTCGTGTACAACGTAGACTTGCATAGTGTGTTGATCCCTTGGGGTTGATCTTTACTTCAACAGGGCATTTGTCGTGGTGTTTTAATTTGGTAATCATGTGGTTCTCCTTTGTAATTGCCATTTCGTATATGTATTTAGCATACTATAGTATTTTAGCATAATTTGTGGCAAAGGTCAAGAAAAAACCCTACAACACCATGGGAAGCACAATGCGTAGGGTTTTCAAATTGAACGTTAAGGAGTTAACGTATCTGTCAGAACATAATGTTCATCTGATAAAACGGAAGACATTGTAACAGAAGTTTACAAAATGGCATTATCGTAAAGAAGAACACAACGAACGCTGTATTCTGTGTAGTGTAAAGTGACAGCCTTACCGCTACAATACTACAATGCCTTCCTTACTATTATTTATGCTTTTTGCGTAAACTAGGCCTTAAAATGGCATTTAGATCACTTAGGCTACAGTCATAAGCACCTGTGCTAGGATTTTGAAATTGCTTACACACCTTGCACATTCTTTGCCAATATTCTACTGGAGTTGTACGTTTACAAATGTTTACGCCTTGATGTTGGTCAACTATCTTACCACAACCAAGTTCACACTCTCGTACAATAGGCTCAATGCTTTTTATAGTAGGAAGTTCTGCTGTGTTTGTTTTGGGTGGATCATTCCAGGTTACACGACTCTCAATGTGAGGTGGTAGTTTCATTATATCACCGTAAAAAAGATTGCTGTTAGACTTGCACTCACACTAAAAATGATACCTACCAATGTCCAACGAGTATAACGTTCAATGTGTGCAAGATGATTGTCTTTGATTGTGTCAAGTGTCTGTTCAATCTTGGTAAAACGTTTGTCTAATGCTTCTGAATCTATCTTCATTATGATGTTGCTATAGTGGCACCAAGTGCTACTACCTTCCAATTTGATCCATCATAAACAGCCATTGTTTTTGCGCCTGCGTTACCGTTTGAACAGTATGCTATGTCGCCTTCATTAGGGCTTAGTGCGTTTAGTTCTGCTGTTGTTTTTGATGTTAGTCTTAGAATATCCTGTAGGTGTACAACGCCTGAACTTGGATTGATTACTTGTACGCCTGTGGCTGTAATGGTAGCAGGCATTTGTGTGCTACTCAGTTTGGTTGAACCATTGAGTAGTGCTACGCCGTTTGCCGCTCCACCTTCTGCGATAATTGTGTTTAGTTTTTGAACTGCATCCAAGAGGTCTGCTCTTGCCAATGACGGATCGTCAGTTCCTGCGTCTAAATTTGTTGTTGTTACACTTGCTGTTGGAAAAGCCATATGTTAGTTCCTCTCTTATTGTATTTAACGGATTTGCAAAATAACCATTATCTTATGGTCAAATTACGTCCATCCATAAATTGTTCTGGTAGTACGTTCATTGTTATGTCAAACACAGCATCTACCTTTGTTCCTGCTGTGCTTACAAATGTTATTTGTGGACCTGTTCTTGTTTTTGACACAATAGCAGGAAAACCAGGTGCACTATCATCTATATATGAATCTGCTACATATGAATCTTCTACATATGAACTAGCGTGTGGTGTTACTTGCATACTCAACACCTTTGACACAGTTCTAGGCATTGCGATTGCTCTAGCACTTGAGTCGCCTGTTAGTGTTGTTGAATTTATGTCATTTTGTACAATTTCAAGTCTTGTGTTTTGACTTGTAAAATCAAAAACACTTATTTCAGGTATACCTTCACTTGCTACAAAGGCCACGCTAACAAACACCTGGACATAGCGACCATAAAAGGCTGGTACATCTGTATCATCTACGTTTATTGTGGTACTTGTTTCTTCGCCTGCGTAAGCGCCTGTGGTTGATGTGTAAACAGTAAATGTTGGTGTACCTACGCAAGTAATTGACCATTTAAGGTTGAAATGTAGTGCTTCACCAAGGTCTGTTACTTGACTTACAAATGTCATAGGAGTTACAGGGTCATTTATCCAAGTGGTATAGTCAGCCCAAGTAGTTAAGTCAGCCCATGTGCTTTGATTTGTAGTTGTTATAACTTGTTGTACTTCGTCAAATACATAATTTGTTGCTGGTATTGCCATATTTGCTCCTAAACTATCGTTGGTGACGTAACAACACCATTGACACTCCATTTTTTGTTTCTAAACACACTGGCATTGGCAGGTGTAATTGCTGTTATTGCCTGACTTATATTTTTCTCTAGCGCCGCGTTCATACCATTGAAACTTGCTACGTCTACTTCAATTGGTCTTTGTCCTAACAGTAGGTCTAATTCTGGTACAAAGATAACACCGTCTCCTCCAAGCAACAAAATGCCTTTGGTTGCTTCTCCACCTGACTGTTCAACAACTAATAAAAATTCATCTGTGTATCTTGGACCAACGCCGCTGGTAGTATTTTCATAATATGATAATCTAAGGGGTTGGCTACTGCTACCTATTTGATAATATGAATTATATTCTTGTTCGCTTAGTGGTGGACGAAGGAATACTGTAGTTGATGTTGGTGAACTTTCAAAACTTGTTATGTTTACTTTCTCCCATCTACCTTTGCCAATATATGTGTTATTGTTGTCTGGTTGACTACCATAATTATTGCTTCTTCTATAGATGTTTAGTGACGCAAAATCTGTTACAGCGTGATGATTGAATACAAGTTTGTAATAAGCAAAAGGATCTTGTGCACCTTTCCAACCGTCTTTGTTGAGCATACTCCAACCTACTACATCTACAATTGGATTTGCTGGAGCAGGAAATGCCGCATCAATTTGTTTGAGTGCTTTTGCTGTGGTCATTTGTTTGAAGTTGAATGTGCTTAACCAATTTTGATTTGAAGGAAAGTCATCTCTTGTTTGCTTTCTATGTACATAACCAACACCAAATAAACTTTGTGTTGAGTCTGTTCTTACACCTGAATTGTTGTACTGTGGTGTTAGGACAAATTCATATGTTTCATCATAATCTATTTCTAAAAATTCTCTACCACGTCCGTCGTATATTCCAACGCTGGTGCTTGGTACTGTTAAAAAGTCTGGGTCTTGTCCTGGTGTTACTTTTCTGTAACGGATATTCATGCCCATCCAACTTGCTTGTACACTTGCGTCTGGTGGTCTAAAGAAGAAACGTATTTCTTTGTTGCCACTTAGTGTTGCGTTAATGTCTGTCAGTGTTACAATCATTGAACTTGCGGCACTTGGCGCTCCAGGATCTCCTAGGTCAATTGCGTATGCTGTTGAATCTTCTTTGAAACGTAGACCAGTTACTGCTAGAGGATCATAATCATATCCTATGCCATTAAATTCTGTTGGCACACTCATAAATCTATATTGTTTTGTGCTTTCTTTGCCGTCTTTGAATACAAAACGGAAGATAAAATCATAGTTTTGTTGTGCTGAACTAGGTGTACTTGGATAACTTGGTGTACCTACTGCCCCACTTGCTATGGTAAAAGTTGTTGCACTTCCTGGTGCATAAGAACTATCTAACGCTGTTTCATAGCGTGTCCAAGTAGTTGCGGCACTTGTTTTGATATAGTAAGCAACACCTGTAACGTCAAAGTTTGCTGGTGCTTGGTTTATTTCTTGTGTAAATGTAAACGTAAGTTCTTTAGGATTTTTAGGCTCTCCTCCTGTAAGAACAGTAGCACCAACAATAGTATCAAATGGTGTATCTCTAATTATAGTAGGCTCTCCTGGATCACTAGGCCAACCTGTGTTTGCTAATTCTATTGTATCTCTTGCTTCTTCACTACCTGGTTTTGTTGTAAGTTGTAGTTTGTTGACATTGGTACTTAATTCACCGCCTGTGTATTTGACTCTTGATATAAGTGTGTAAGGTTGATTTGGCAACAACGGTCCTACACGGAATGTAAATGATTTATTAGCACCAGGTTTTGTTGTAACAGTCATCTGTTGAAAAACTGTTTCACTTGATATATTTCGTTTGTAATAGATACTCAACTCTTTATATGTGGCGTTTTCTGGTTGTATACCTGTGATAGTTGCGTAAACCATATTGCTTTCTACAGAATAATTTACTGTTGTAAAGTCTACAATATCATCAAAATTTACCACTGGCTTTGGTGGCTCAGGTACTGGTGGTTCAATTGGTGGATCAACTTCAGGTGGTTCAGTTGGTGGTAATGTTGGTGGCTCTTCTGGTGGTACTACTATAGGTGGTTCAACAGTAGGAGGTTCAGGTGTTGGTTCAACAGCGTCTATAGTTAGAACGTTGTTTTGTCTTGTACTCAAACTACCATTGTCAGCATTGTTTGTAATTTTTATATCATATGGTTGATCAGCATCTGTCATTGTTGCTACTGTTTGTATCACAATGCTGTTGTCACTGATTCTTGTTGTTACACCTGGTGTAATTTCTGTACCATTATCTTTAATGAATATTGCTGTAAGACCTGCGTAAAAATTTTGTCCTAGTATTGTAATATCATGTGTACCAGCGCCTGATACAGTGGTAGGTGATGTTGAAAATATTTGTGGTGGACGGTGTGTAATAGGAACAGGTGATACTAATGGTGGCACAAGTCCAATTGGGTCTCCGCCTATAATCTCTGGATAATAAACTTCTCCACCTTTTGGTATGTATGGCGGAAGAACAACATCTTCTTCACCAACTCTTGTGTGTGGATATAAACTGTCATCATTTCTTACACATCCTAAATCTACAGTCATGTCATTGTTGATTTTCATTGTGATAACACGGAATGGTGTTGTTGTAAAATTCAACATTGTTGATTGTATGCGTATATTATCGCCTACTTCTAATTCAAGTGCTTGTGAACTTGCTGTAAATGAAACTGACTCTTGGAATCTACTTTTGTTAAACAATAGTCTTGCCATGTCTTTGGCAATAGCATAATTTGTAAGTGTAGGAAATGTTGCTGTTAGTTTATTTTCTCTACCACCGTCTTTGTCAATGTATGTTTGTCTTTCAGCAAGTGTTTCTGGAAAGATAACACTTTCTACTGAGTATGCTTTGTCTGGATTTACAAAATTAACTTCTACAACGTTGTATTTTGAACTTCTTTCAATTGCTTGATATGTGATGTTGCCTTGTATGTTGTCTGCGTTAAATGTTTGAACAATAGTTGCAACACCACTTGTTATGTCTGTGGCATTACCTGC